AACAGTGCAAATAATTCTGCTGGGCAGATTGGTACTACTAACGAATCAGGAACAGTTAACGGCCTTGAAATCAATGCCTATCGGGGTGATGGCAAGATTGTTTTTAAGACAGCAGGCACAGAACGCGCCCGTATCGACTCCAGCGGTAATGTGGGGATTGGTACGAGTAGTCCTAGTTATCGTCTTGATGTTAGCGGATTTGATGCAACAGCACGAATTAACTCCTCAGTTGCTGGTGGAAATTCTGCACTTCGTTTCTTAAGTGGAACTGGGAATAATGCTGCAATTTTGTTTGGCGATACAGATGCGGCCGATGTAGGTTTTATTCAATATGTACATAGCGACAACAGTTTGCGCGTAAACGTAAACTCAGCAGAACGCGCCCGTATCACCAGCGGTGGTGATTTTCTGGTGGGGAAGACAGCAGACGTATTAGGAAATGCAGGTTCTTTCTTTGACTACCGTGGCAGTTTTACATTTACACGTGACAACTCAACAGTTGGATACATAAATAGACTTACATCAGACGGAACCCTGCTGTCTTTTCTTCAAGCTACAACTGAAGAAGGAACCATCTCTGTATCAGGAACAACTGTTTCCTACAATGGTGGTCACTTATCTCGCTGGGCGCAGATGCCCGGAATCAAAGACGATACCTTAGTCAAGGGTACGGTCATGTCTAACCTTGATGAGATGAATGTCTATATTGCACCAACAACCTACTGGACAGAAGAAGATGAACTTCCAGAGGGCGTGAATGTCGGCGATGTAAAGGTTGAGACCCATGCAGTAGACAACGAGCAGTTAAACAAGGTCAAGGTCTCCGATGTTGAGGGCGATGTCAATGTGGCTGGCGTGTTTGTTAACTGGACGCATGACGATGCCCACCAAGTAGACGAAATCAATATGGCGATGACGGGTGACATGATTATCCGTATCGCTCAAGGAGTGGTTGTACAGAAGGGTGACTTACTCATGTCTGCTGGTGACGGTACTGCTAAGCCACAGGGTGACGATATTGTGCGCTCTAAGACTGTTGCCAAGGTCACATCCAATCATGTTACTTGCACCTACGCAGACGGGTCTTATTGCGTACCTTGCGTACTAATGGCTTGCTAATCATGGAAATTAAACTCTCACTCTCAATAGAAGAAGTAAACGGCATCCTTGCTACTCTGGGACAGTTGCCGACATCTAGCGGTGCTTGGCCTTTAGTTTGCAAGATAAAGGAGCAGGCAGAGTCTCAGGTTCCGAAAGAAAAGGACGAATAATGGCAAGCATCGGAGATGTCAAGGGTCAACTAGACACCCACGAAGCTGTATGTGCTGAACGCTACCTTGGGATAAACGCACGACTCAAGCGGCTAGAACAAATCCTAATCGGCTCTGCTGGCTTCATAATTGCCCTGCTGATAAGCCTAGTGGTGAAATGACCACCATCGCTGCCAAGGCATCTACGGGCGAAGTGGCCGCAGATTCAATGGTTAGCGGTGATGACTCCTTCTACCTCGTGACCAAAATCCGTAGGGGCGAGAATAATATCTACGGGGGTTGCGGGGATTGGGATAAACTATTAAAGTTCTACAATTCGTTGGAGTCTGGGGCTGACCTAGACTCGGATACGGATGTGACCGTTCTTGAATTGCGTTTTGACGGCAAAGACAATGGCATTTGGATTTACGAAAGTACCATTATCCCTGCTCGCATCAAGAACGACTTTTGGGCAATTGGAACTGGGGCAAACTTTGCTATCGCTGCCATGCACTTAGGCTTATCTCCGGCAGAAGCAGTAAAGCTGGCGTGTCTATACGATACATCCTCCCATGAGCCGATTGACGTAATGACTCTCAGCGGGAGGAAGCGTGGTAGCACTAAAAAGAGTGTCGGACGAGGAACTAATAGCGGCGTTTAAGACCTACGGCAGTCCACAGAAGGTAGCGCAGGTTCTAGGCATAGATGTTGGTACGGTTTACCGAAGGCGGGCGGCACTAAAGGACGTATCCCTACCCTCATTCGCCGCAAGACAACACAGCATCGCCAACACATATATCCCAGATAATCGCCGGGTTATATCGCATACAGTCGATAATGGGAACGTCTTTATAGCCTCCGACTGCCATTACTGGCCGGGAGAGGAAACCGTAGCGCACAAGGCGTTTGTTTCCCTGCTGACAGAATTTAAGCCCAAGACCATCATCCTAAACGGGGATGTCTTTGACGGGGCTAGAATCAGCCGCCACGCCGCCCTGATGGGAACTAACCCTCCAACACCTAAGCAAGAGATAGAAGCCTGCCAAGACCGTCTATACGAGATTGCAAACGCTTCTAAGAACGCTACTAAGTTTTGGACTTACGGGAACCACGATACACGCCTCTTTAACTACATCGCTACCCATGCGGACGCTTTAGTAGAGTTCTCGGACTTGTTTTCGTACTTTCCAGGCTGGCATACAGGGTGGCGGGTGGACATAAATAACTCGCTGATAGTTAAGCATCGGTGGCACAACGGGCAACACGCAACTTATAACAACGCCTTAAAGTCTGGCAGAAGCATCGTCACGGGACACCTGCACAAACTGATGGTCACCCCTTGGGTTGACTACAATGGGCGTAGATACGGAATAGATACTGGAACCCTTGCAGAACCTAGTGGCGACCAGTTTGTTTACACAGAAGAAAACCCCGTGAACTGGTGTTCTGGTTTCGCGGTGCTGACATTCAAAAATGGTATGTTATTACCTCCAGAACTATGCGAAGTCATTAACGGGGTGGCTTACTTTCGAGGAGAGAAAGTGGGATAAATGAGTGATTTAGTAGCCTCGGCAAAAAGTGCAGCGCAGGGCATAAAAAGCGCAATTGCGGCGGGTAAGGAAATAGAATCGGTAGTCCAAGATATTCAAAAACTAGGGGTCGCAGAACTCCAAGCCAAGCAAGAGTTCCAAAAAAAGCAACGGGTAGTCAAAGGTGATACCACCATCCTCACAGCTTTTGCAGAGTGGAGGAGACTAAAAGAAGTGAAAGAAGCCGAGGACGACTTGTACCAGCAGCTCGTAGAACGCTACGGCAAGGAAAAGGCTGACTACGAGTGGAAGGACATCCAAGCCATCAAGGAACGGCAAATGAATGAGGTCAAGGAGGGTCGCGACGAACTAGGGCGTGACCTAAAGAAACTCCGTGAACTCAAGGTTATGTGCTTCGTAGCCTCGCTAATTATCGTCACAACGTACTACATCTTCAAAGGACACCTGTAATGCTATCCCTTATTTCCTCCGCCATCGGATTCCTAGCCTCTGGCTTACCGCAAGTCCTAAACTTCTTCCAAGACAAGGCTGACAAGGCCCAAGAGTTGAAGTTAGCCCAGATGCAAACCGAGCGCGAGTTAGCCCTTGCAGAACGCGGTTTCCTTGCCCAGCAGAAGGTCGAGGAGATTCGTACAGACCAGATTGCACTCCAAACCGACGCAGACCGCCAGAGCGCGGCTTTAGACCACGACAAGGCTATCATGGCTAGGGCTTCCAACTGGGTCGTGAACCTCAACGGTATAGTGCGCCCAGCAGTCACCTTTATTTTCGTACTAGAGTTAGTGATGATTAACATTGCGCTGACCTACTTCTTGCTTCGCGGTGGTCTTGGAAGCATGGACGTGGAGCAGTTCATCGCCGCCACGGACGTAATCTTCTCCGAGGACGAAATGGCACTACTCTCAGGAATAATCGCGTTCTGGTTCGGAAGTAGGCAATGGGGTAAGAAGTGAAAGTCAGCAAGGAAGCGATTGAGGGCATAAAGAAGGACGAAGGGGTAAGGACAAAACCTTACCGCTGCCCCGCCTTACTTTGGACTGTCGGTGTAGGGCACGTCATAGACCCAAACCATATCAGGGTGAAGCTTGATGAACGCAAAAATATACCCCTTCCACCAGAGTGGGACAGAGTTCTTAGCATGGCTGAGGTCGATGCTATCCTTGCAGCAGACTTGGCTACATTCGAGCGAGGAGTTCTGCGCCTCTGTCCAAGTGGACTTACTCAAGGCCGCTTTGACGCTCTGGTTTCCTTCAGCTTCAACGTCGGGCTTGGCAACCTCCAAAGGTCAACCATCCGCATGAAGCACAACCGTGGCGACTTTGAGGGTGCTGCGGAAGGGTTTATGGCGTGGACTAAGGCTGGTGGTAAGGAACTGCCTGGTCTAGTTAAGCGGAGGAAGCACGAACGCGCTCTCTATGAATCTGAGTAATCCTCTCCCGTAACTCATCTGCTATGGTCAAATTGTGCTTGGCCTCAAACTGGTCAAGCCACTTCCTCCTAGCTTCCTTTGTCGGAAGCGTCAAAACAAATCTCGCAAGCCCCTCGATTTTTGCCTCATGCTCCGACATCACAATTTGATAGAACTCCTCTTTGGTGGCGGTAAAAACTCCTTTGTTAACCAGCCCTAGCAAATGTTTTATGCAACGCTTTTCTTGCGGTGGTGACGGCTCTGGCTGCGTCAGATTTTCGAACAAATCTCCCAAGATAGTACCTCTTATAGTTGGCCATTATGTGC